CTGCACAAGCACAAACGCCACGACGGCAAAGGATATCTTCAGTCCGTTCATTGTTGTATCACCATAATAATCACTCCTCCTACAATCCAAATAGCGTATACTGTTATAATTACTTCCATAAAAACTCTTGTTTAACGGTGACGCTCATTGAATCCTTTGTTTGATCCTTGCTGTCATTAGCCTTGTCCACCTCATCTTGTCCATAGGTTGTAGTAACACTTGTTTTATGTGGTTTCATAGACATACCTTCGTATACACTACACCCCATAATATTAAGAGCACTAATGATAGCCATGCTAAACATGAGTTTTCGCATCCCATGTTGACTTAGTAGCTTTTTAATAGTTCTAAAACTAAAGTTGCCGTATCATCATTTGTAACTGATTCAAATTCAACTTTTATATCTCCACTAAATCCAGAAGATTCAGGATTTAATAATCCTCCAATTGAACTGAAATCCTTGCTATCCGCATAATTGCACGTGATGGCTAAATCATCTGATGTTGCTTCCCAATATATGGATAAAGGTTTGGTTACAGCAGTGTTATTAACACTCCACCATACCTTATTGATAACTAAACTTGAGCATGCATCCCCTGCCGCACTATTATTTAAAGCAGCGCACGCAATTTCATAAGATTCCGCTGTGGTTGATGCAATTTTAAAATTCATGACAAAGATAGCTTTTCTACCTCCATCAAATTGTTTGTTTATAACTTGCGTCATATTGCCTCCTATTAAAGGGTGAGGTCATTACACCTCACCCAGAGTTATTTATTTATGGTTTAACTCCAAGGAGTAACCATAGTACCGTTACCATTCATCCAAGCCATGATAACCCAATTATTCGCTGCGACTGCTCTGACCCAAACAAAGGTGCCTTGCAAGCCACCTCGAGTAGTTGCGTCTAAAGTTAGAGTGTCATAGCCATTGGATCCCCACGAAGCATTCGCTGCGGGGTCGGTTGCACTGTTACTGTACCAAGCTATACCATTCATTTGATCGGCTGTGCTTCTGCCTGCGGCAGTTCCAGCATTCAAAGTAAAAGTATTAGTGCTTGTTAGACTTTCAGAAAACAGGAACGAATACTCATATCCAATTGTACTTGTAGTATTTGGACTCTTTATTTGTTCGTCTGAGCCTGTGTCTACTACTATTTCTGGTAAATTAAAAACAATTACTGCGTCTGTAACTTGCATTACTTTACCTTGATACTTATCGATACTGCCAGCAGCCGTAAGGTTGGCGGTAGATGAAGCATCGATCGTACCTGCACTCAATGATTGAGCCATATTGTTCCCAGTTGTGATAAACCCATTAAGGGATCTAACTGGGCCGTTAAAAGTTGTTCTAGCCATTTTATTCTCCTTTGGTCGTATAGACCATTATCGTCACGCCGTCTCTATACCGTCTGCCTAGCCAGTCTGCGCAACTAAATTAATTACTAGGAAATTTCATTGTAAAACAAAAAAGGCGGTCTTGCAACCGCCTTCTTCGTATCTGGGAGGATCCAGTGTAAGTTTTGTCTAACTGCCTTGTGATGCGTAAACACAACGAGGATCAGAGTAACCAAAGCTATATCTCTCACGTGCTTTGTATCTCATGTTTCCCGTATCGAAATCGCCTTCCATGCCAGTGGCAAGGGCGGCTCTTACGAAATGTTTAAGTCCGTTAGGACAGTCGGTTTTAACGAACCATGCATCAGTGTCTGTTAGATAATGGTTAACCGTGTACCCTTCGGGTAACATGCCCATATTTCTAAGTGCGTTGATGTCATTGTCAGCAGTACCGACACGAAGAGTTGAGTTCAAGACTCTGTCAACCACAAATTGAATGTTAACGGGAATAATTAATTTTCTTCCCTTCATCGCAACTTTTAGTCCTCTTTCATCAATAAACGCCGCAATATCAATCATCGCTTGCTCTAATGAGGTTTCGTTAATGTCGGCGTCCGTTGCAGATCTGTTCGACCAGTTTCCACCAAACGTTGTTGGGTGGGCAGTCGATGCTAGCGTTACGCCGTCACCGCCAGTGGTAGCGAACGCAGTATTAAGTACATTTGCTCCTCTGACTTGTTTTGTATAAGCCATGGATCTCGCTAAAGCTTTAGTGTAACGAGCGGATAAAGTGTCATAAAGGTTATCCTCAACTGCTTCTTCTGTTAACGCAAACGCAAGTGCGATTGTATCGTGAACATATCTTGCAGTGAAAGATTCTTTTGCAGTATCAAATGCTACCGCTGATCCTTCTGGTTTTACCGCTGCTTCACCAAAACCTACCAACATTACCTCTTCTTCAAAGGCTCTGTCGCTTGATTCTTGGCTGAAAATTGCTGCACTCTCGTTCTCATAACGAGCGTACTCTAGTCCGAACAAAGCGTTTAGACCAGGTTCTAACTCTTTGGCGAGCTGGGCTCTATTTATAGCCATAATTTATCTCCTAATACTATACGCCCTGAGTACCAGTGTGCGCCATCAGTTTATGGTTATTGATTTTAATAACTAAGACGCTGTTATCTAACGTAGCGTCGTTATCGGGAACATCCCAAAAATCAATTAACCGTACTTGATGAGTCGCAGTATCGGCAACGGAACTTGAATCTATTTCTACACCAGAAACACCCGTAGTGGTACTTCCCGCGTTGAAAATGAGATTTGCATTTTCATTTAAATTTGCTGCAACTATATTGCTTACAACAGAATCTTGTTGCGCAATAAAAGTTTGCATTGGATCGTCACATACGAACACTTTAGCATCAGTTGTTGCTGTCGTTGCAGGTATGTAAGGGCTCCAAGTTGGTTTGCTAGTGGTTGGGTCGGTATAAAACGCCCCACGCGCTACGCCTAGTAATGCATCAGTTGCTGTCGCTACTTCAACGGTTCCGTCATTTTTATATTTAACGGGGTCCCCTGTAAAAATAGCTGTAGTTTGTGAAGCACCAACATCGTAACGTGTTAAACCACCATTATTCGGATTTTGACCGACTTTTGCTATTGGTATTAAACCAAATGCGCTGTCAATATTTGCCATATTGTCATCCTTTTAATAGCTTCGATGGTCAAAGATCCTACTTATTAGTTTCTTTTTCCACCAAATGTTACTCTGCTCTGCCTCTCTTTTGAGATCGGCATGCTTGGATGCTCGTCTTTCATAAGGTCATTCTCAATGGATGCTACTTGATCATCCGTCAAGCGTCTAAAGTAGTCATCTCTATCCTCTTTAACTTCGATCGGACACCTCATCAATAATAACCCACCAACGCCAATAACACCTTTGTATTTTCCTTCTGTAATGGAAGGGAGATCCGCTCTATTGGGATATTCACTTATATTGACAAATTCATAACCTGAACGTAGGCGACCAAGAATATTTTTTTCATCTTGTTCCCCTCTATATTCGGCACGAACCCATCGATGGTGAAATCCTTCGGGTGGATCTGGTGCTTCTAAGCTTGATGGAGGAACCCATCCTCTTGTACGAGCAACCTTTTCACGGGTTTCAGCTTTGCGCGAGGTCTTTTTAATGGTTCCATTATTAATAGTTTCGTTATTATTAATTTCAGTCATATTACGCCTCCTTCACGTATTTTGCGTATTCTTCCAAGGGCACACCAAGTTTTTTTGAAATAGCAACTTGTGAAGGTGTGAGTCTCACAGTGCGGCGTCCACTTTTTGTCGATCTAGTAGCAGAGGCAACCGTTTGGACTACGCGGCTGTCTTTGTTTTTATCCTCAAACTTATGAGGAAACTCTTTTCTTATACGTTTGTCAAGTTCTTTATAGTATGCATCAGTCTTTCCGTCAAACCCTTCTTCAGTAATTAGCTGTTTATGGATCGAAAGGGCGGTGTAAGTCATTCCCTCGTTCTTCCCAAACCAATCGTTTTTTTCTGCCCACTCTTCCGCTTTGGGATCAGGTGTGGATGGGGCTTGGGGGATTTCGGTATTCTTTGCATTCTTTTTTTGACCCTTAACATCCTCTCTTTGTTTAAGAGAAGCGTTTGCTCTTTCTTCCTCTATTGTCAGTCGGGCAATAGCCTTTTGCGCCTCTACTTGGGATTTTGCGTCTCCCGCATTGATGGCGGACTGTAAAAGGGCTTGCGCCTTGTCAAGTTCAGAATTAACTCTTTTTTGGTATTCGTTTAAATACCCTTCATCTACTTTGGTAATTTTATTGACCACTTCATCACGTTCTTTTTTAACGGAATGGGCGTACTTGAGGGCTTCTTCCCTTTGTCTTTCCGCCTCCCTAATCTTAAAGGTTAACTTATCAATTCTTTTTTTAACCGCTTGGGAATACTCTTCCTCTTCCTTGTGCTCATCAGAAGGCGGATCCTTTTGAGCCTCAACTTCTTCAACGGAAACATTTTCTTCTAGTGTTTCTTCCTTGTTTTTTTCTTCTTTTAATTCCACATCAACGGAATTACCTGAAGTATCAATCGGCACCATTTTTTCTGATTCCGATTTTACTGTTGTTACTTGTTCTGGCATGGTGCCTCCATGTTATAAAATGTTTGCTGGCAATATATCTCTCGGATCATCAATGACAGCCAGTATTTCGTCATCGTTGACTATTCTTAGTTCGCCCCCCTCTATTTTAATACGAGATCCTGCATACCTAGTAATTAAAACCCAATCTTTTTCTTTACACCATGCTCCGCTAGGAAAACGTTGTTTATCTAAAAAACAGTCTGGCCCCATTTTTAAAACTTTACAGACGTTGGTAGTAATTTGAGATTGTTCTACTGTTTCATCTGTAAGATGTAAACCTGCTGTTGTTTTGCTTTCAAGTTTTAAGGGATATAGCACCATTCTAAAACCTGTAGGTGTAGGCACTTTTTCTAATTCTTGTTTTTTCTTTTCGGGGATTTTGGTGTCCCATACATGTTTGGGGACAATGAGTTTAGGCTTTTGGGCCTTTAGGGTCGTGGAAATCGTCATCTAATTGCTCCTGTTTTTGTAGCAGGTCCGTGAGTTCCTGTGTTAGTTCGCGATAAGCGTGTAATTTCCCCAAAAGATACTTATAATCTTCCAAAGTATTTACATCGCTTGTTATAACTGTTTCTACGCTCTCTTGTCTAGTTTTTATTATTTTTTTGAGCCATTCAATGACCTTAATTAATTCCATTTATTTTTTCATACTCCTCTTTAAAGTGTTTTTCTAAAGTTGATTTTTTTCCTTCCGCGCTTGACAGTGTTCCAAGTAGCTTGTCTATTTCTTCGGTATGCTGTGGATGCTCCCCAATGGCAACGGGATTATCAAAATAAATTTTAAGACGGGCTTGAGCGTCAGCAATTTGATACTCATACTTCAGTAAAAGGGATTTATATAAAGCTGTTCCTATGAGCATTGTTCCATGAGTTTAGCGAGACTTTCACATCTTCTCGTGGTTTGTTGGTGCCAGCGGGAATTAATCATCTCCCTACTCGCCTTCTTGTAATCACTCTCTTCAAGGGCGGAAATCATTTTCTTAAAATTCCGAACACCAGTGGTGCCCAGTTGATAGACCATTTCAATAATTATGTTTCGCGCTTCGGGGTGCAGTTCCTTTATGTGCCCTATAACTTGATCGGCTCCCGTCTCGGCTTTTTCAACGTCCTTGTAAAATAATTGACGCAAATCCTTTTCTTTATAATTGACGCCTTCAACAAAGTTGTCCTCCTTGGTGACAAGGTGGCCATACCCTATAGTGGCCTTTTTTTCGGTATCCAGATAAACGGAATCAACAAACCCCTCGTGATCCATAATTCGTTTATGCAATATTTGTGACATTAAACTACCTTGACTGTTTTCTGTTATAATTTTTCTTGCTTCCAACTATTCTTGGTTTGTATTTTGATGTCCTTAAATCTTTGGCAATGGGATTTGGCTTCTTGATCGTCACGCCCCCATCCTTGTATTTTTCCGCCCACTTTTTGGCGATGTCTGGCTTGTTGGCAAATAAAAACTTTTTTTGTTTTTCCGATTTAAAGGGCATTATTTAAAACTTTTAAGAGTTTTCGCTAATCGAGCCCTCTGTCCAAGCTTGCCTTTTTTCTTCGCTGCCGCGTCTAGTTTTTTTGCGGGAATGTCTTTTCCTTTTTTAATTCCCAATGACGCGCGTAACGCCCCAGGTTTTTTAATTGCTTTTTGAATCCATTGACCGTCTTTGGCTTTAATAACGGATCCTTCCCGTGAGCCTTTTGCCTTGGGCCCCTTGATTGTAGATCCTTCCCGTGATCCCTTTACAGTGGCTCCCTTAATGACGGATGTCTGCGCTGAACTTGGAACCATTCCTCCACGTTTTTTTGTTTCAGGAACCCTTGTCCCAACGTTTCTTTTGCTTTGCATTGTTCCCCCCGTTAACGCCCTTCCTTTTAGTCCTAGACCCGTTGGATCACCAATGGGTTTTCTAGCGATATTTCTTCCAAGATTGGCGGCGTTCGCTTTAAGTTGGGTCACACCCATTCCTCCGCCCGATTGTTTTTTAACTGGTGGTCTACCCACCTTACTTCCGTATGTTCCTTTTCCCTGTGGCATTATTTTGTTATTCCTTTCGCTTTTTCAAAACTCCTGAGTCCCGCTACACCAAGCATTGATGTAACAATCGCTAGGAGAGGCCCCGTTTGAATTTCTGGGGCGGTTAAGTTTAGTCCTGCAAATTTAGAGTACCATTCTATTGCGGGGGACAAAATAAATTCGAACCCAAGGGCAAGTGCCCCCATCCAGCCGATCGCAGGTCGCCAGCCGCTCACGAAAACGGAGCGGTGAGAGGCTTCCTGCCGATTCACGTCAAGCTGCTTTTCCGCAAGCTTTTGCTGAATGCGCTGCATTAAAATCTTTTTATCTAATTTCTCTTCTTCTGATGTATGTAAATCATCGATCACCGAAGCCACTTGTTTTAAGGCTCCGTCTTTCCCCCCTAATAATCCACCGATGAGTTTTAGCATTTTATACCGCTCCCGATACTTTTCCGAGAACTATAATTACTATGATGGCAACAATCCCAGCTTTAATCCAGTCTTTCATGCCCCAGTCACTCCACTCTTTTAAGTGGGTCCATATATCTTTTAAAAGTTTCATAGAAACCTCCTTTTTAAAGACGCTAACTTACCTCATGTTCGCAATTTTTGCAATCACATGATTGACAAGAACCGCCATCACTACAGTGACAGCCGTGCTCACAGTTTTTGCAATCAGTATGCATTAAAACTAAAATACGCCTCTAAAAGGAACCTTTTTAATTTGCATTTTACTGCGCTGTCCTTTTGGTCCGCTTCCTAAATTCTTAATGACTTTGGGTCCTTCGTCTGAAATTGACGCAGTAGATTCAATAGACTGTTTATTATCATTTGATTGGTATCTGCCCCATGTGGTGCCCGCGATGTTGTTTTGATCGGTCATTTTTGCGTTAGGATACTTGGAACCGTTTACATATTTTGGTTTAGGGTTATCTAATGCCATTTTTTTCTCCTAATGTATTGTGGGTTTATTCTCATCTAATTCTTGTAACGCATGTTCCATGAATAGTAAAGCGTGATCCTCGCCAAAGTCACTTCTTAAAAAAAGTTCCTTTACCTTTACCATCAAGGCTTCCGCCATGATAATGGCTTGCTCTTTTGACCTTACCGTTTCCTTGAGTTGTTTATCAATTTCCCTTAAATACGAATCAAAAACTTGTTGGGCGGTAACCACTATCATTTTCCACTACCGTTTTTTTTGTATTGAAAACCTGGCCCCTTTCCTTGCGCGTCCAATTTTTTCAAGTTAATGTTCGCCCTAAGTTGGGCAATGTCCTCTTGGGAGTCAATTCGCGCATGATCAATGGCATCCTTTTGTTGGAGTTTATTTTGTTCAAAGCCCAACCGTTGCTGATCATATTTCAGTTTGGCTTGGTCATTCATCGCGCGTTGCTGTAATTCTTGCTGTTTCAGTTGAATAACGGGATCTGGTTCCCCTTCCCCGCTCATTTGTGATTGCAGTTGCTGTACCTCTTGTAGGAACTGTGCCTCCAATGTGGCAATTTGTGATTCTGTCATTGCCTCCAAATCAGCGCCTTCCGCCACTTGTCCCATTTGCTGTTCGGCTTGCTGTATTTGCGCAGCCACGGCTTCCTCCGCTTTTAACGTAACATGCTGTAAAACATGCTTGTTGATCTCCACTCCTATTTGGGGCATTAACTGAACAATGGGGGACAAACCCAATACTAAATGCGCTTGAATGTGCGCGTCATGGTTTTGCCCTTCGTAAGCCTCAATCTTGTCTTCATCAATTAATTTTTGATTCTCCATGGACGGGCTCATCGGCTCTGGTTTTTCAAGCTTCATAATTTTATCGATGTCATGAACGCCCAATGCCTCGTACATGCGAATATATGCCTCCTTCACATTGTGTAGTTGAGGCGCACTCGTCGCTAATTGGAGTTGTGTTTGCGCTAACTGAATGCGTTGTGCCATGGAGAAAATGTTTGGGTCCGCGATGGGAATAATGTCCACGCGTTCATCAAAATCCGTTTGCTTAATCGAACGTTCCCCTCCCACGACGTTATAGGGATATTCTTCGGGAAGACACGTTTGAATAACACTTGCTAATAGTTTAAATTCTTGTTGCATCGCATAGTACATGCGCTTGTGAATACTGCTCATGATCCGCGAACCGCGTTCCAACAACGCAATCGTTGTCCCCACGGGGGCTCCTTGATTTGCGTCACCCACTTGCATGTCCGCTATTTGCGCAAAGCGTTGTCCCGCTTGAACGACAAATCCTAGAAGAGCGAACAGTGTTTGTGATGGTTCCTTGTAAGGAAGGGGCATTAAGCCTTCGCGTATGGCGCCACTTGGCGCGTCAACGTCCCTAAATTCCCCTGGTTGGAGAGGTTCGTCGGTGTCCTTGATCCGTAGACCGCGTGTCTTGAAACCCGCGGGAAGATTGGCTAACGTTCCCGCATCAATCAATTGACGCAAGGCTTGTGTCGCGGTGCGCGACAGTCCGCCAATTAAGTGTATTAAACCAAATCCGTAAAATCCCAAACCTGGTAAAAACTTATAGTGAACAAAATACTGCTGTTTCTTGAAAAGTTCATCCCCTTCGACATAGTTGCGTCGGATGGATAAAATTTTCCCCGACTGTTCGTCCAAGGTAACAATGTAGGGGAGTTTAATTCCCGTCTCCTCGCCGTCTTTTTGATTTTCAAATCCCTCAAGATCCAAGTCCACGTGAAACTCCAAAAGAGTTATCATCATTGATTCCCCCGTTTGTTGGATCCCGTCTATCTGATCAATCTTGCCTTGAATGTTGGCTGAATTGTACGTGGGGTTTTCCGTTGTCGGGCTTAGTTCAATGTCGCGGTAAAATCCGTTAACTTGTTTTTTGCGGATGTCATTGTTCGACTGCTTCACGACGTGCGTGATGCGCTCGCAAGAATCCAAATCGCTTGCGGTGTAGGGGACAACCAAGTCCTCCGCGGGAACAAACTTGGATACCGCGCGCCCTAGTTGGGCGTCATAGTAAACTTTTTTAAATGTCGATCCAGATAACGGCAAATAAAAAAGCATCTGATCAAGTTCAGGAGTGTACTCCTCCATCACTTGCGTAATTTGATAGTTCATGAATTCCTTCACGCGCTGCGCTTGTTGGTACACCTCCACTGATTCCTTTCCCACGACACGCGTTCGCACGGGTCCGTCGGACGGCATCATTTCCTTGAAGGCGGTTGAACTAAACTGTGTAACGGCTTCCGCCAATAACGGATGCGTTACGCCGCTCGCTCCGCGAAACGGTCTTGTTCTGTCATCATACTTGAAGCCCAAAAGATCCAAGCCTTGAACATATGTTCGCGACCACTCTTCACGTGAAGACTTGTCGTTCTCATAGTCCCCCATTAAATCAGAAGAGATGCGCCCCAATGCGGAGTCATCCATTTCTTCCGACAAGTTAGCGTAAAAATCTAATTCAATAGGCTCGTCATCAACAACGGTTTCCTCCGTAACAATTTCTATTTCAACGGGCTCCTTGTTTTCAATTGCGTCCTCAATTGTGTTCTCAATTGTGTCGCCAACAACTGATTGTATCTTTTGATCAATATTATTCTCAGCCATGATTTTTTATACCTTATTCACGTTAACAAATCCACCGTAATAAAACGTTGGTATATTTATGGCACCGCCAAATTTTTTCTTGGTTAGTTTTTTGACTGTTTGGTCTGTAATGGTTCTTGTTTCTTGTTGGAGGAGTTTTGCGAAGAATTTCGTAAGTTGTTTTGCAGAATTATAGAAGTTTGACCAGCCGCTATCTTTGGAAGCTGTTGAGGCGTCTTTACTAAAGTTGTTGATAAAACCTTGCCCATTTCTTATTTTTGTCCATTCATTTATAAGTTTCTCTAATTCTGCTTCAGATATATAGGTATTAACATCAAAATCCAAGTCTTTTATAGCTTCATTAAGACCTGTTTCAGCAAATTTCTGTATATAGGGTAATATATCAGCTTTTTTCAATGAAGATTTTTTAATGGCATCTTTATCAACGATAAGTTTAATCCCAGGGTTTCCCTCAATAGTTACTATGGGCTGATATCCCCTAAATAAACCCTCCGTATCCGCATTCATAATTCTCTCAAATAGTGATTTAACGGCATTACTATCCGTTAAATTGGTGGTACCGTCCTCAATAATATCTACCGAAAAATTCTTGGGGTTCTTTGTCAGTTCCTTGGAGGTGCTCACCCACACTTCTTTTTGATTTAACAAGTACCCTAGTTTAGCGGCGGCATCAATTGCTGCTTCCTTAGAAATATAGGCATGTTGCACGGTTGACGGAGACTGTTCCGTTAATTCCCATCCACCAGACCCATAAACATTATTGGAAAAATTGATTCCCGTTAATTGATTGACTATCTCAATGGCTTTTTTTGTTACAGCCTCATTAATTTTAAATTTTTTTTCATCGGGAAGAGCGTTCCATTTTTTCCCGTATTCAATTTCCCAAGGGGATCCTTTAGAAGGTTCCACATTCATGGAAATATACCGAAGATTTCTATTTAAGGCTTTAAGGATATCACCGCTTTGATTTCCCTCCGCGTACATGTCTGTTAAGTTCATCCATCCAATCGCTTGTATCTCCGAGGGTTTCCAATCATTCTTTCCCATCCATTGTGTGTCATTGAGATACTTTGTCAGTCCTTGACCGTACAAGGCGCGGTTTTCATATTTCATTGAAGGTACGCCACCCCCACCAAAATCTATTTTTATTCCTTCAGGAATAATATATCCCAACTTTTTTAAATGATTTAAGTACGTTTGATCCACGAGCCCCGTATCGCGTGCCGTGTGAATGTCGACAACAAAGGGTTTTCCTCCGCTACTGTTATGTCCCATCCAACTGCGTGTATCACTGTTCAATCCCGCGTCAATAAAATCAGAAATCTTAGGACCTATTCCCCCTTCAATTTCTTTTCCATAAATAATGCTTTTGACGTTGTTCGTGGCAGCGGGCAATCCTTTTCCTTTTACGTCCTCAAAAGGAACCCCTCGCTTGAACTGCTCATAAACATAAATAACGTTGTTCAAGGCACTGCTTGGCGTTTCATTAATTTGTCCCGATAACCAAGCTTTCACCAATGTGTCGCGCAACTTCGTATCATCTCCCGCCATCACCTCAAAACTAGAAAAAATTTTCTCATACCAATTAGCGGCTTCCATAATTTTATTTTCATCTAAAGTAATTTTATCCGTCCAATCCTTATAGGTAATGTTCCCGATGGCAATGGGAGGTAAGTTGGATCCTTTGGGGGGCTGTATTAAAATACGTTCGTTTTGAGGAAGACCAGGATAGATGTCCGCCTTTCCGTCCAAAATATTTTGTAGGCGCATCTTGTGCAACCTTACATTGTTGTCCGTTTTTTCCTTGGGAAAAACTAATCCCTTTCGCTCCTCTATCTCTTGATATTTTTTCCCTAGCTTGTCGACTTGTCTGTCAACCACCTCCTCTAGGGCAAACTCCGCGATCCTTTGCCAATTAATATCGTATTTCCATGGATCGGGATCCTCTGGTTCGGGCATTTGATCGGGAAGATCGGGAATGATGTTTCCTTGTTCATCAACGGTGACTTGTTTTTTGTCCTGCTTGGTGTCTTTTTTGGCTTCCACAATCATGTCATCAAGGGACGTGTCCCCCGTAACATGTTTGGGTAGCAATGCCCTAATGGCATTAATGAGAAGGGATGGATTGGGCGATGCCCCTCCACTGATTACACGCGGTGGTCCTATGTGTTTTCCGCCTCCTTCAAGAATATCAAATATTCCCCCTTGGGGTATTTTGGTTTTTCCTGCGTACGCTACCATCTAGTAATACTCTGGTGTTTGTACATATTCCGTAACGGGATCCACATAATCATCCTTCAGTGACACAAAATTTCCTTGACGGTAACGCATGAGCGCTTGCGTCATGCTGTCAACCAAATCGTCATGTTCACCATAAGGGAACGCCGCGCATTCTTCAATCATTTCTTCCGCGAACTTTTTTTGCGGAGCCCACACCTGTCCCGCCTCAAAAATGGGGGACACGGAATTGACGCGCGTTAGCTTGTCGTTTCCCTTGGAGGGCGTATAGCTGACAACGGGAATTCCCACTTGCCTTAGTTCTTGAATGAGGGGCATTCCGCTTGCCTTCGCTTCCACAATAATTGTTTCGGGTTCCCAATACTTGTATTCCTTGAGCGCCTCCTTCTTTAGTTCGGGAAACTCCCAACGCTTCTTGATGCAGTCCAACAAGATAATGTTGTCTTGACCGAACCCCGCCTTGAAAATGCCCCATGTACTGATGGCGCTGTAGTCGGCTGAGTCCTTTTTGGAGAACGCGGTATCGTAACTTTGTATGATGTGAAGAAGTTCGGGCATCTCCTCCTTCTCCCATTTTTTCCACCATTCACGCTTGATGATGGCGCCTTCCTCCGAGGTGGGCTTTTGTTGGTACTGCGCCTCCCATGACATGACGGGAAGGTTGGCTTGTATCTTTTCCAATTCATCTTGTTTCCAATATTCGGGCCAAATCGGCTTTCCGCTTGGAAGGATCGCGGGAAACTCAATAACCTCCCACTGATCCGCCTTTGTTTCGGCTTGGTGCTTTATGAGGCGTCCCGTTAGATCGCGCTCCGACCACCGTGTCATTACGATGACAATGGCGCCACCTGGCTGCAAACGCTGACGCGGTCCGCTGAGATACCAATCAAAGGCGTTGTCAAAGTTTGTCTCCGTTATGCTTTGTTCGGAATGCGGATCATCAATGATAAGCAAATCAGCGCCACGACCCGTAATCGCTCCGCCGATACCCGCTCCAAAATATTCCCCTCCGTGGTTCGTCTCCCACCGTCCCGATGCCTTGCTGTCCGCCCGAAGGCTGACCCCCTTAAAAACTTTTCTGTAATTTTCATCGTCCATCAAGTTACGCATTTTTCTTCCGAAGCGATAGGATAGTTCAGCGGTGTGTGTCGCTTGAATGATCTTTGTTTTGGGCTTCTTTCCCATAAGCCACGCGGGAAACAAGAAGGAAGCAAACTCAGACTTGGTGTGCCTTGGGGGCATGTTGACAATAAGGCGCTTTAATGTTCCGTTGGCAATTTGTTCAAACTTTTGCGCCATGATATTGTGGTGGTATCCTTTAATGAAATCGGGCCACATCATGCTAACAAAATGCATAAAGCTTGTAGTTGCCTTTTTGCCATCATCATGCATGGCAATGGCGAGCATTAGCCTTAGTTCTTCGTCCGAATACTTTTCAAATTTATTATTTTTTGTTTCCATTGGGACTCCTAACAACAATTATACTAAAAAAAGGGGGTATACCCTAACAAAATAAATTTCATATGAAATATTGGTGGCTGAAAATTCAAAACACGGTCTTAGCACTCTTCCACGGGAATCCTAGATCCTATCTAGGGTTGGGGGGTAACGGCGGAAAACCGCCATTTTTTTTAAAATTCATAGGTACCCTAACGTTTTTCGAGATTAATCCTAGATTTCCGCGATAAATGAACCGCGCACAGTTCTTACACAGTTCTTACACACAAACCATGAACCGCGATCCGAGATCCGATGCCCGAGATCCGATGCCCGCGCAAAGTGTAGCCATGACTATACTTTGTGACTTTGGTTACATTGTTGGTCGGTTCGCGAACCGTGAACTTTTTTTAAAAATTTGCGTATCGCATGCCAACCGTTCGCTGTTGGCGGTTCGTTGACACCGTTTTCCAAGAGATCCTTGGCCATCCATCCCTCATAGAGATTTACCATCTCTGAGGCAAGGGGGGCCGCGTGTTTTTTAAAAACCATGATGTAGTTGCATCCTCCCGTCTCACGCCACAGTTTTATGTTCACTGACACTTGATGCGG